ATGATTAAAGCAGTTCGCCGCTTCTTTGCAAAGCGCAGAGAGAAGAGAATGAATGAACTACATTCCAGTTTAGGCTTATACCTTGACGATTTAGTGGAGCTCAACGTAGACAAGGAAAGGCAGATAGACAACGGGGTCAGGCCTGAACTAGTTATAACTCCCGCATACAAGGAGTATGAGAGAACACTGGGCGAAGCAATTGCCGCAACCCTTCGCGCCATGCTAGGCCCTGACATTAGGTTCGAGTACGCCACACTTATTCGTACTGCAGTAATTCGAGTTGAGGCAGAGATCGGCAGAGAAATCACAGACAAGGCTGAGATTATGGAAGGCGTCCGAAAAATTGAGGCTGGCGGCTTATGACAGACAAAAACCGAAACTCTCACCGCATAGGAAAGCAAAGAGTTGAGATTGCTTTAGGCGGTCAGCAAAAGAAGGATTACAACCAAGGTTTTAAATCTTCCGGTTGTAAAGATCACCGTGAGTTTATAATGTTACTTGTAGAGAGATACAACAAAGGGCTTTTAGAGGGTTAGCTATGGGATTTTTTGACAAAGAAGAAGACAAGCTAGAGCGCGAGATAGGCGAGATAGGCAACTTTTACGGGAGCCTTTACATTAAAAAGGACGGAGGCAAATATTACTGGTCAATTGCCATGCAGGACATTTTTAACTGGGAAGAAATACCAGAAAGCCTATATGACGAGCTTAACGAGTTCGAGGACTCCAGGAAGGGTTAACGGACCCTAACCGCCAACCCATCCAAACCAAAGCGCCTAGCCATTTCAGAGACCACTCCGTCTAGGTTCTGGCGCTTACACTCCTCCCATACTTCCCGCTTTTGCTCCTGGGTCCCTGTTCTACTATTCCAGTAAAGGGCTTTAGGCTTAGTCAATTTGCGATTCATGGAGGCGCTGTTTTAGCAAGTAACCCTCAAAGCCCCAGATCTTTTGCTTTGCATTTTCTCTAGCAATGGAGCGCCCAATCTCCTCATTGAAATTCGCTGGGCTTGCGCAGGCAGACTCACCTGTCACATTAAAGCCATTTGCCAAGGTTAACAGGCAGATTGTCACGGTAGTGCCAGGGAAAACATAATAGCTCTCATCGGTAATAATCAGCTCAATTAGTTCTGGCGTAACTCGCGGTGCGGTCAACCCGTTTTCAATGATTTTCTTTTCAATTTCTTTATCACTCACAATAATCTCCTTAGTGTTAACCGTTGTACTTAGGGCTCATAGTCCCAAGCTTTCCAAAGTAGGCAGCTGATCGGGTGTCTGGGTTGCTCCTGCCGGTCCAGCCAGTGGCTGCCTTAAATAGTGCTGTGGCGCCTCTTCCGTCTTTCCATGCGCTAGATTGTTTGTGTCGATAGACAGGGACGCCGATCCCTTCGGCCATCCTTTCCACTTCTATCTGGGCTTGCTGACAGCGGCCAATACTTACACCGATAGCAGAGCGCTTGCGCTTGTTGTCCGTTTCCTTATCGCTAAACACTGCATTACTAGCGCACACATTTTCAATGTGGATCTCTACGTGGTCGCCTGCTTCTTGAATTTCTAGCAGTAGCTTGTAAAAGTCGATAAGCGGAACCGTTGCAAGGTTCATAAGCTTACCATTTAGATAGCGGGCCATAGGGACGCCAGCGCTATCTGGGTCCACTCCAATAACGTATTTATCCATCGTCGCTATCCTTTTTAATCAGAGCTGTAATTTCAACCCTTACAGGCTCGCCCGCCTCCAGAGTGATCACCACTCTATTGTTATCAAGGTTTCCGCAATCCATACCTATGACCTCTGCGACTTTCTCGTAGACCTCGGCAGAGTAAACATAATTGCGTAGTTGTTGAGCCATAGTTAATACCTCGTATCTGCAATAGCGTTAATGACTTCGGCGTCAAAAGGGAGATCGCCATCCTCTGCCAGGATCTGGGTTGCCATCTGTGCCCACAGGGTGCGCTGATCACCATAGCGATCTGTAAAGCGCTTTCGGTAGTGGGTGACGTTTAGCGGGTGGTTGCTGTTCGGGTTGTGGAAATCAAACATCATGGGAATGACAAACCACTTACCTATGTGGATCTTGTTGTGCTTGGCTTTTCTACCAGCTACGTGGTGCAGTTCTATATTATTGTTTGCCTGGTGCGGAAAGGCGCCGTGTTGCTGTGCAAATTCTGCGACTCGATTTAGCCAGGCTTTCTCTAGTCGTGCGTTTGGCTCTGTCATTTCTATCTCTCTCGGTCTGTTGGTGACCGATAAAGCGGGTTTCATCACTTCTATTTCTGAATGCAAAAAACGTCCGGTTGTCACTGCCACCAGCGGCGGGAGGGGAAAAACTGGGGAACCAAAAAACGCGAAAAAGACTGAGGCGGGTGCTAAATTTAATGTGACCAATTGGGCAAAAACAGCCCCCCTTGAACGCTTTTGGTTGACATAATAGCGGCTGCGCTGACAAACTAGCGCAGTCACCTTGAAATCAATCACTAATCACCACAATAGTGTTGTTTTAAAATAGGCAGGGTGACAACCTACTTAGCCAAGGTGCTCCAAAAGTCACCTGAGAAGCAGGTTGACCACCTGCGGCGACAACGGTCACCTTCCTTTATCTAATCTCCAATTGAAACCTATCAGGTAAGCGCTCTAATAGCTTGTGCAGTGTGCTGGTGGAGTTTGTGACGTCTGGTATACCATCGCCATTAATGTCTCGCAGAGAGTCACCCACAAGGATACAGCCAGCAATCTGACTGGTGTAGTTGCCTTTGTGTATCTGGATAAAGGTTCGATTGGGTACACCTTCGAGCTGTAGAACTGCGCCATTACTCGGAGAGATCCGTTTAAACGCCCAGTAGGTGCCTGCCGGTATGCAGCTAATGTTTTGCTGGTTGTTGCGCCAGGGTAGCTCTAAGGTAAAGCATCTAAAGCCCTCAATGTTAAGCATACCCACGGTGCAATCGTTTTGATGTATTCGGTTAATAAGCATGGAATCCTCGTAGAAGAAAGGGCAGCCCAGAGACTGCCCGTTAGTTTATAGATCTACACCTGGAGTTTGTGAGCCTGCACGTGCTTGGTTCTAGTCCAGCCTCTTGGCTTAGTGGTAATGCTTGAGCATAGCCACACGAAACGCCAGCTAGGTTATTAAACGTTCCCACACCGTCGATAATACGAATTGTTGAATCATCATTCCAACCGTTAGCATGCGGAACCATATAGACGTTGCCCGACGTGTCAGTAATGTTCCCCGTGCTAGGGTCTTGCACATAACCCGTATCAATTACTCCTGTAAAGCCTGCCATGCAGCGATACATAGATAGTGGATACTTGTTACCAGAACTAAACTTATACAGTGTACCTGCCGTATATGCTTGCGATGCCGAAGTGTCGGCGGCTATAGCTCCACCCCAGTTAGATGTTGAACTCCACACCATCTCATTCCAGCTATACCCACCAAACAGTTTTTGATTTACCGATACATCACGGTATAGGGCTTTAGCGCAAGGACTAGTCCCATCCGTAGGTGCTGCCAGTGTAACGGGCGCGTGCGTTACTTTACGGTAGTTTTGGCTTGGGTATAGCTTGCCGTCACGGTAATCAATACCATTATCTAGTAGGGCTAGGTTATTGGCATTTATCTGGCCGCCGCTACCGCTATCTGTCATTACCTTATGAATCAGGCTTTCAACAAAAAGTACCCCAGACGTAATCCCACTGTGGCGAGCCGCCCACACACTACCCAACCCTTTCTCACCACCAAACACAGGTAGGTTAGTGCTTTGCTGGGTTACGTATGGGGATGCTTGGTAAGTTCGAATGTATACGATAGCCACATTAGGATTAAAGTTTCGGCTATTTTTTGTTGTATCAATAGTCTCGGAGCCAGCAACCCAAGTGCTTCCGTTGTTTGTCGAATACTGAGTAGCACAGTCCCTACCAAACTCTTTCTAACTAGAGGGAAGTCGGCATTAGAGCCGCTAGGAATAACAGGACACCAATGTCCTAACCACCCTTGAGCCAGTTGTGGCGTCTGGATGATGTTAGCTGGGTCTCCAATAACATCCTGAACAGTAAACCCGTTATCTTTGTTTCCTTCTACTGATAGGTTGTAGTGCCACATTCCAGCAATATCATTAACAAGATAACTAGCACCTGGTGAATAACCTAAAACCTTAATTTGGTCACCAACTTCCCATGTGGCCAAGGAAGGATTACCAAACGGATCGCTGTTAACAGGAGAGAGCCAACCAAACTGGTTGCCGTTAGCGTCTACTGCATGCCCTTGGTTTCTGGTTACGTTAAACACGTAAAGGTGATGGCCTACAGCTCTAGGGACCGACACCTTATTGATAGAATAGAGAGTGCTTCCAACTACCGCCGAGATTTTAACTAGCTTACCACCGCCTGAACCTGTCACCTCTTGAACGGATGCATCAAAGAAGCATCTAGGCAATAACGCCTCACCCCTAGCCGTTCCATTCTTGACCTTAGCGTCCCATTTAGCTGCTTCTATAGGTGAACCCATATCCCAGCTAGAGAGTCTATCGTCTATGACACCACCCTGACCAGATGGGGCGATTCCATCGTAGAATTTGCCGTCGTCGCGTCCTGATACACCACCAATAGCAGACGCATGGACCTTGTGAGCAATACCTACATTTGGGTAAGGACCAATGTCAAAAAGGTCTGCCGTTGTATTAATAGGTACTCGGCCGCTAGTGTGCCAAAAGCCGATGTTTTCTGGATTTGTAGCGGAGAAAATACGCCCCGTTCCTAGCGGATTTAGCGAGGGATGGAATCCACCCTGATTTAAACGGGATACGCTGCCAAGGACTAGGAAATAACATTCGCCGTTGTAGGCTAGGCTTTCCGCCGCTCTGGCAACGGTAAACAGCCCGCGCTCTGGGTTTGAGTTGTTGGTGCTTGATGTCGCTGTCGTAGCGTACCAAGCAACACCCTTATCTGGTGCTGGGGCGTCACCATTACCCTGTGGGGCTACCCGTGTATCTACTGCCGCCTGAGTATTGCCGCCTGAGAAATTCAAGATGTAATCAGGATAGGCTGTCGATGGATTATTTGCGTCCGTATTGTGCCAGTTACCATTACCAGCCCCTGCAATGGTACGCTGACGAATACGCCATTGAACTAAATCACCATTAGGCATATACCAGAGGTTGTTTTCTGGCTTACTCATAATAAGCGCTAGTTCTGCGAACGTAAGGGTCGTGTAATCCAAACCTTTACCGCGTGATGTGGTATCACCTGTAAATACTGCGTAATAGGTATCTGGGCGATTTGAATCAGTAAGTGTTTTACCTTCCAAGTGGTTAGCTTGTTTTGGATAATGCCGCCAGGATAGATGTGCTTATTAGTAGCAGTTACTTGCTCTAGGTGCCCCTCTAGTCCGTATAGGTCTTTGCGGTTGATTACTACTTCTTCGGTGGCTGGGCGAACAGAAACGTTAGATATAGAAATACTAGCGGCGCTATCGTGTCTAACTGTCAGAGTCGACGTGTCGGTTGTGGAGGTAAGGTTTACAGATACTTTTAACGGCTGGGAGCCATAAGTAATATCTGGGTTTGTCACCTTAACTGACGCCGTGCCCAATGCCACCGTAAAGCCGCCTGCACTGTGTTCATGGATTAAAAACTCCACCGTATGCGCTGCACTATTTGGAGTAGACAAGCCCGTTTGCGTCATGCCTGCCCATGTTGTTGCTCCTGTGCGTCGTAGGATAGAACCATCTACTGAAAGCGAGCCGCCAGAGCCGTACACGTTATAATCGCTAGTGCCGTTACGCATGTCACCGTTTTTACACTGCCCCTCAAACGCTCGACTAGACGCCTCATTATCAGTCCCTGCCGTATCCCCGTATTTAGGGTCATTTTCAGTACGTAGGTTTAATGTAGCCTTACCAGAGCCGCGACAATTACCAGAGGAGTCGTAAACGTCGTGACCTTTAGGGGCGTCTGGGAATTTGATTGTGTTTCTAATAGATGTTGTGGCGTCATTGAGCTGCACCAAATGACTAACAAAGCCCGCCATGTGAATATACGGGTTAGCGGTTTTCGACGTACCAAATTGAACGGTCGTTATGCCTCGGCCCATTCTAAGAACGTTAGGGTTAGATTCGTCCGTGTTAAGACCTTCATTGATAGCCGTATAATCTGCGCCACCCGTGGCATGCTTGCCCATATGAACCATACCACTAGCCGCAAACAAGTCTCGATAGAAGTCACGCGAAGCATTAAGGCTACGTGGTCCCTCTGTGTCTTGTGCTCTAGGGATCTTGAAATGCATGTTACCTTGCGGCGGTGTTACTGTTCGGTTTACCGTCCAGTTAGCCTCTGCGTTTTGAGAGCCTGGCACACTCTCCGCGCTGGCTGTCATGTTTTCAAGGATCTGCTGTTCTCTCATAGCGAGAATAGCCGCTAAAAAGGCAGAGTCGGACGTAACGATAGAGCCAGCCTGGCCTACTCCGTTAATCCCCTCTGGGTTAGGAATTGCTACAATGCTGCTCATAGTTGGCCTACTTGTACAGGGTTAGGGTCGTTATGGGTGTAATCGGTTGTGATAGTAAATCCACCAGCGATCATTGTTTTGACGTTGCTCGTCTCTGTTCTGGTGAATTCGATGTCATAGCCCATAGAGTGCCGCTCGTTGGCTAGCACTGAGGTGATGTTAGGTGGAATGACAAAACGGAGAATGTTGTCAGTGGTCGCAAAGTAGCTGGTAAGGTCGATAACAATAGAGCTGTTATGCTGGCGCCTTACATGACCACGGATAGTAAACTGGGATAGGTCCACCAGCGTGTAAGTACCATTGCGCAGACCCTCTAGGAATTCCTCCATTGTGGTGCCTGGCGGGACTTGTTCATTTGTGAAATACCACAAAGGGGAGAACGCGGTGTCTCCCCTTACAAAGGTTAGTGATTGATTAAGTTCTGCCATCGTCATGGCTCCATTTATCTATTAATAGTTCAACAGATAAATGGAGATTCATCACTAAGCTAGGTCCGAGCCGCTCTTGAATAGCTGCGCCATCGCCTGGGTGCCGTCAATCATATTCCCAGACAGGGCAACGGTAGCAGATGACCCCGACACCCCTGCATGGCGTATCCGACCCTTTAGATAAACCGTTCCCGTCCAGTTTGCTGGGATAGTGATAGGCACAGTTTTAAGTTGCACTCTTATCTCATCGCTACCACCGGAATCAATAGAGCCACCGCGTGATGCACGGCAGCGGATCGCACCTCGGACAAATTACCACTACCACCGGAACCGGTGCCATAAACCACCGCCCACGCATTACCTTCCGCTCTAGCCGAGGATGAAGGATGTAAATCTAATGAGCACGTGCTATAGGTAACTAGAGTTCTAATGTAGGGGCGCCCAGTCGTTACGGTAAATGAGCTAACAGTGGAAGTGTCCGCCTGTTGATTGCTTTGAGTTACCGAGGAGGTGCGAAGCGTTGCCGGTTTAACAATAGCCGAAACAATATCACCGCTAATCTTATCCGCCTGGACCTCACCCCCAAAGGTGCCCTCCTCTGCGTATAGCTCGCCGTTGTGGGTTACTCTAAACTTATCAGTGCCAGCGTGGAGGAAGTCCTGATTTGTCCGCCCGTCAATATAGCTATTGCCAACGGTCATTCTTTCCTCAATATTACCGGTTACTGCGTTTATAATTCCGTTAATTAGGGCCTCAGTAGCCACCAGCCTGCCGTCATCGTCCACATGGTAAGGGGCGATAATGTCACCGCTAGTATTTCTAGGAAACTCAGAGCCAGCCCAGAATCGAGAGCCATTTAATACAGGCCCGTAGGTATCATCCCGTTCATACCTGCAGTTTTAGAGCCTGAGCCAGCGGTTACGGTTGTTTTAGAGGAGATATTAATCCCCAACAGAGAGCCGTTAACGATCTGGTTGCCATTAATGACAGACACAAATTGAACCCAAGACCCCTTAAATTGGAAGGCTTTTACCTCTACGTATCCGGTTACTGGTGGATTAGGTGGAGTAAGGTCTCTACAGAATAGGACGTCACTGTCTAAACGTGCTCTGCCTGTTACCGACTGGAACCATGAATTTAGGTTAGCCTGGGAAGGGTTTGGAATAGCTGCAGAATCCCATGAGTCGTAATACGCCCAGGTTTTGCCGTCTGCGCCGTCGGAGCCGTTGGAGCCGTCCCGCCCGTCCGAGCCATCCGCACCCTTGTATAGTGCCCAGGTATAAACAGACGGATCGCTAATGTCGATAGTTGGAGTTAGGCGGTTATATGCGTGCCCTATGTAACTCTTGTTGGTTGGACTTGTAGAGATACCGCCACCGCTTGCGTTATCTGCGTATGCTATCCAGGTATAGAACTGCTTTGGTGGCTCTGTTGGTGTAAATGACAGGTAAGTCTCGTCACCGGTTTGACCGATAGAGTTAACACAGTAGACCCTTACAGCGTGCGGGACGTTCTGCAGGCCGGTTACAACATAACTAGGGTTGCTGGTGGACTGAGCAAACAGGATCGTGTCGTTTCGGTAAATCTCTACTCGGTAGCTATGCTCCTCGACTTCGTTCCAGGTTAGTGTCCCTTGGTTTTCCCGTTCTGGGGATTCGGTATAGGTTAGGCCAGTTACTTTAGGCACCGCTGACTGTTCACGGTCATAAATAACGTGCGTTGGTGGTACGTATTGTGGGTTAGGGTCGTAATAGCTTTCATCTTCTTTGATAAGGTCTAGCGTGATCCCGTCTTGAATGCCAAAGCTCCACTCCTGGACTAGGAAGTCACCAGCGATATTTAGAGTTGAGAATGACAGGTCCACCACTGAGCCAGCAACTGCAGGCAACATAGAGAGGTTTGTTGATAGGTTTACCCCTCGGCGGTCTCTTGCCTTTCTAAAGTGAATCCATGCTAAGTATTCTGCCTGGCGTTTTGAGCTTACCCATTTGGAGACGTCTAGGGACTGAGTTAATAAGGCGCCATCTTGCTCAATGATTGAATCGTCTTTCGCTGGGTCCGCGTCTGTCTCTGTGTACTGCTGGGCAGGATCTTTATAAACCACCGTCACGTTGTTTACTCGGTCCTGGTATGAGACTTCTGGCTGAATGGATACATCAGAGATTATCTGGCTATCTGTAATAGTGTTAGTCGGGACGCCTTGATACTGTCCGACCCTGATCCCTAGCTTACCAGCTACCATTGTTTTAGAGCCATGGCAGGCAGCCAGCATAGACGCCACCACTTCGCTGTAACCTTCGTCCAGGTCAAACTCGCCATTGATGGCAAAGCGGTGGACCTCACCGTCTACAGGAGTTGTAAACTCGCACTGAGTAGCGGCAGACATAAAGGCAGCAAAGTCTATTTCGTCTGCTGTATAGTCATACACCTGTGTATGTAGATCCAGTATTACCAGAGCTGCGTTTTCTGACCACTCCCAGGTTGATGGATTATCGAGTCGATGAGAGCCAGAGCCGCCCCTGGTGGAGTCTTTGCGCGGGTCATACAGCTTACAGCCACGGCGCTCAAATTTGAACGTCGGTAAGCCCTGCGGAAAAACGGAATTGTCATAGGTTAACTGAAAAGCGACATAGTGGAGGCCCTTGCCTATCATGTCGTCAGTCCACTGCCCAGAGCTAGTTAGAAGGCTTGGAACGTCACCAATAACCTGCGGGTTGTTTGCTTCTTGGTGGGTAAATACCTGGCGCCCTACCTTTGCTACCCCTAGAGAGGTTGGTAGCGTACCGCTGACCGTCACGCGAGTGCCGACTGTTCGGAGGGTATTGCCAGATCCAGTGGTCTCCTGCGCTACTGATTGGATGGTGTAGCCGACAAACTCAGAGGACTGGTTAGCCTTTACCATTAGCGTAACGCCAACAAAGCCATTCTTGAATAGCTTCCATGACTTGTAATCGTTAATAACGAAAACGGTGTCACTAATGCGGGTTAGTGTGGAATAGTCGCCGTAACCTTCGCCCTGTGTAGAGATCAGCTTTGAGCTAATGCCCCTAGTGGTCGAATAGGCAACATCATCACCAAACCAGATAGTCTCTAGCCCGTCGATTTCATGGCCTGCCGTAACCACACATACTTTAATGCGCTGGTTGTCCCTAGTGGTCTGTTCTTCCTCTACCCAGTTAAGGACCCCGCCACCAGCGGAACGTCCATAAACGCGCCTCACCGGTGCAATGGATTGCTTTAGTGTGGTCTGGTAGTCACGTTGTGATTTTTGGGCACTGCCCTGGGCAAATTTCTTAGCTTGATAAGTGGCATAACCAGCCATTGCAATGGAAGCAATTGCCGATACGGTTGCCCAGCCACCAATGGCGGTAAATGCTGCGGAGACTGCGGCTACTGCTACAGGCATGCTAAACCCTCCATGCTGTAATTACTGTTTTAGGATCTGGATAGTTCTCTGTGCCACCAGTAAAGGAGATCACCCAAACACCCCGATTTGTTTTAACGCCCATTTCGCCAGTGTCCATCTGCACCAGGTCGCCAAACCTTGCAAATGCGTAAGGTACGCGCTCGAATTTCTCATCGAATGCAGCGGTTACACTGTCATGCCCAAATTTAGTTAGCGCTCGTTTAGCGCCTATCTTGGTAGAGTACCTGCCGCGGTATTCTTCCATAGGGTCGTAGCCCTTCTGTGCAATAACGGCCCCACAAGCAAGGGTGCAACAGTCGTTTTTACCCCACTCAAAAGGCTTGTTTCTGGTGCTTCTTAGAAAGTCGCTTAGTTCTGACATAGTTAGTACCTAAAGCGTTGTGAGGTGACAGTGTTACCCCAGCGCACATCCATGGTAGAGGTGGCGGCTAGGTGCTTGAAGAAATTGTCACCTGGGTTTCTAGAGAGGTGGTTTACGTGGCTAAAGCGATCTGTCTTACCGTTTTTCCATTTGTCCATTTTGTTGGCAACTTGGAGCTGGACGGCGTTGGTTTCGCCTGCTTGAACATCGGCACTGGTGCAAAAACCTGTGAATAATCGGTCCATAACTCGGACGGTCTTAGCGTCGTCCTGCATGGTGGCGATATGGATCACCACTTCTTTCAATACAAAGTTTTCTTGAAAGGTGGTGTCGATAATGGCCTGATCAATACCGCTTAAAGTAAGGGAGATCCCTGCCGTCTCTGATTCGCTTGACTGCTTAATAGCACCGATAGCGCCAAGGTTACCAACCCCTTTCCAGATGTTGCCACCGTAACTAATATCACCTACACCAGAATGGACATACATGCGGCTGCTGAGTCCGATTTCTACAAAGTAGAGAACCTGTACATGGCCGCTATTAACATCCTGGACAAATTGAGGCTGAATGGCTGTAACATTAGAAGATTTTCTCCTCAAAGCCGATAGAGGTCGCCACTAGGGTTCCGGTCATTTCACTACCGTTAGTTAGGGACTGGCTAGCAGACTCATTTACCACTCGGCGCATAGTTGGGATAGGCGGGTTATAGTGGATACGCTCACCGCTGTTAGGTGTATCTCGTAGAGGTGGCTCAAACTGCAGGGTCGCTACACCAGAGCCGTTAGCTACCACGCGAGCGGTGGAGGTTTTCATTTCACCATTAACACTAAATAAACTGCCCACTTCTAAAGCCACCGCATTGGGACCCCAGTTCGAGGTTTCCAAAGTGGTACCACCTTGACCGGCTCCAGATACCACTGCCGCCAGCGTTGCGTTGCCCAGATAGTCGTTACCCTGCATTGGGATGGCAAAACTTTTACTGCCGCCCTTTGATACTGCTTCCATCCAGCGTAATAAGTGACTTTGCTCTTTAGTGAGGTTTTGATAGTTGAAGGTAGCCCGCCACTTGTGCCCCTGCGCCTCTACTACTTGAGCCGTGTTAGTGAACGGAGAGACAAAGGATCTGGTATTAACCTCATACTCCCAGCTAGCCGAGTTAACCAGCAAAAGCGCTGGGTATTCAAAATCTGCCTGCATTAGCTATAAGCCTCGCTGTTCTTGCGATAGGTCCGTTTGACTTGAAGTCATTAACGATCCTCATTGTCATACGGTCCAGTAGTTGATTCTCGCTCTCGGAGTCTCGTCCCTGGCTGTTAATCGTTGGGTTGATAGTAATGCTTTGACCACCCCCTAAACCGTCACCAGAGCGGACCGCCTGCGCGTCCTGCTTATTAAGGACCATTTCATCCTTATCTAGCAGATAGGTGCCTTCGCTTGGTACTCGGTCCAGGCCGCTGTGGGCAATACCCTTAATGGTGTTGTAAATACCAAAGCCCTGGGTGGTTGCTGCCGCAATCATTGGGATGTTCTGAGGAAAGCCAACTTCGGAGGCTTTAGCTAGGTTAACTTGCATAGAGAGCATAGCCTGGCGCAGGGCGCTGGCCTTACTGTTGCCAAAGGCGGCGTCTGCGAGCCTACCATTGAATCTAGGGTTTGCGTCTGCCAGGAGTTGTTAGCGGCGAGATCAGCCTGTATCCACTGATCACGTAACTGGGTGCGCAGGTTGTTATATTGCTCTCTGGTGATTAGGTCCTGGTCTAGGTAGTTATTGAGCTGGTCCATTTGCGTGGTGAACTGCAGCTCGCGCTGCTCCTCCTCGCTCATAAACTGCTGCTGCATGCGGGCGATTTCTTGCTGGGCAGACTCCTCTGCAATCATTCGCTCCCTGGCTCGCTGCTTCTCAATAGAGGCGGCACGAATAGCGGCTAGTTTGTCCTGGTGCTCTTGCTCGCGCTGTTCGCGGTCTGCCTTTGTTTGCTTGTCCTTTTCGTCCTGCTCCTTTACCCAGCTCTCTTGCTGCTCAGAGATCAGGTTTAACTGGTCTAGACGCTCCTGCCAGCGAGTACCTTCCATTAGTCCGTCTGGGTCTAAGTTGGCTTGGATTTCTGCGAGGCGCTTGGTTAGCTCAATGCGCTTTTTCGTGTATTCTTCACGCGACATAAATTGACGCTGCAATCCGAGGTTTGTTAGCTGCAGCTCTGTCTGCATCATTTCCTCGTAAAGGCGCTTATTAGTGTCCGCTCGTTCGTTGGCTAGGCGCTGCGCTTCTTTCTGGAGCTGGTCCGCACCACCGGCAAAGCTGCCACTAAGCATAAAGTTACTAGCCCTGCCTGCGGCCTCCTCAAAGCCTCCACCAATTTTCTCAACAATGTTTTTTCGTGCCTGCTCCAGATCGGCGTCGGTGACTACGGCGTTTTCGTTGCCATCACTGAATAGCTCCGCGATCTGGGTTTTCATGCGCTCGATGTTATAGGAGAACTGGGCAAAGTTACTGGCCATGTTGGCGCCTGCTTGCATCTGGCGACGGTTTAGCGCCTCCATTTGCTCGCCATAGTCGATAAGGTTCGCTCTAACTGCGTCGTTCGTGAAAGCGTTATTGAAGTCCAGAGCAAAGTTAGTTGCCGTCTGTAGCTCCTGCTGGATTGATTGGACACCAGCCACAATTGAGGCAAGTCCACCAGCGGCAGCGATAGTGCGAAGCCCACCAATTGCTTTAGAGAACTTTTGCATCCTGGTCTCGGCTTTGCCTACATCCTTTTGGACAGTGCGGAGTTTTTGAGAAAACTTTGCGCTGTTTAGGTCCATGGATACAGCCAAGCGGCCGATGGTGTTAATACCTGCCATTATCTTTGGGTCCTTAATTTAACGATGCGCTTTGTTCTGCGCTGAATAAACCTTGATAGCTCGGATTGGAGGATCCGTAATACTTCGCCCTGTTTTCGATAGAGCGCTGGGCGTAAAAATGGTTTTGCTTGAAACTGAGCGCGACTGGATAAGCCAAACTCTGCAGCAATAGCCTTTTGGCGGGTTCGAGAGTCGCCTTTTTTGGCTCGGCCTTTGCCACCAGTAACGGATACGGTCCCATAAGCTGCTCGGCCTCGGCGGTCCAATACCTTATTGGGTTTTCTAGGAGTTGAGATTTTAATGCGGTCTCGTAGGTGTCCGCCTGGATCCTCACCATCACCAACAGGCGCCAGCTTTTTGGCCTCCTCTTGGACAGGTTTTAGAGCTTTACGGATAGCAAACGACATGCCGTCAAATGCGTCCTTGTCCTCACCTACTAAAGAGAGCTTGTAAAGAGCATCCTCTAACTCCTTAAAGCCCTCTGCCTTGCTGGTTATCATCTGGTCCACATTAACCTCCCAGAATTCTTGCGCAGCTCTTAAACTGCTCCTCTTGTACTTCTTCGGCGGTTTTCTGAGGTTTAAAGCTGCCCTCTTTCACTTGGAGGTAAGCAACCCATTCACAAAAAAGCTGTCTAGGCATAGAAAGCAGTTTGTGGGGATTCGACTCTCCCAGCATTTCAGCCACCTGGAAAAGTCGATATTTAACAGGGTTACTTAAGAAGCCTTTCCCGCCTCATCTACCCACTCAAACCAGAAACAAATTGGAGGCCGATTTCTTGAATCTCATCAATAGAGAATGCTTCCCAGATCTGCTCCTCTGCTAACTCCTCGCCCTGAATGTTTGCAGCAAGTAGCTCAACAATTAAATGAGCAAAGGCTTTCGGGTCTGCTTCTGCCATAACGTCCTGCAGCTTGATGTATTGCGCCGCCGACAAATCAACAAACACAAACGGGCGCCCTTTTAGCTCTACCGTAATTGTTTTTGGTTCGTGTAAATCTAATAAACTCATACTTTTCTCTCTCTGAATTAAAGGAGAGGGGACGGACCCCTCTAGTTATTAGCTACCGCCACCTGGTGGCGTCTCGACGCTAGTCCACGCAATCGTGTTCTGGCGAGCTGCGACTGTAACTTCAATAGGCGAGTCATTTGATGGCTCTGACAATTGATAGCCGTTTAGCGCAACATCCAGATCGGCCTGGCGCTTGTTAGGGAACCAAATGCGGATCTTCATAGCTGTCTTGTTTTGAGCTGCAGTTAAGAACGTCGTCCAATCTGTCTCGTCGAAAGCATCCAAGAAACCGTATGTAATTTCTGGTTGCTCAGATAGACCAGCTAGAGCGCGGGTTTTTGTATCACCTAAAGGCGTAACGTCCACAAAGGTGCCGGTCTCGCCCACAGTGCCGATTGTGCGGATATTTGGCAGAGTGGTGTATGTCGTGCCGTCAGATGAATACTGGAAAACAGTACCCACTGGCAGCGCTGCAAACTTGTCCGCCGTTCCATTGGTAAAAGCCATTAACTTGCCTCACTTGTAGTAACAATGGGTTTATGTAAAAAGCGATAATCGACGGTGCCAACATGACGGCGGGCATCCTCCACAAATCGCTCGTAATAGGATTGCTGATCACTAAGCATCACGTTTAAGCCGCCCAGCTCTCCAAAGGTTTGGTCGAATCTGTTTGAGATATGCTTAAGAGTACCGATCAGGGTTTCGTATCGTTTGCAGTTGATAGCGATAGAAACGTTAGAAATGTCATAGGTAGCCCGCTTAGTAAGCATGCCAAAAGCCGCCTCACTAGGAACTGTCCCAAGGTGGACTAGCGTTATACTGTCCGCCCTATCCTCGCTATAGCCGATAGAAACCGGTAGCCCAGTAATTGCCTCTAGCTCCTTTCGGAGTTCAACCATTATTGCGCCACTCATTCGATGCCCTCCACGGCTACAGCAATGAACTTGGTAAATCTCTTTTTGCGGAAGTCATGGACAACCCCAGAAATGCGGTGATACTGTCCCGCAATCTCCATATACATAGAGTTCTTTATTAGGGTGTTATAGCGAGCATGGACTCATACTTAGATACAAAATCAATTGTGCGCTCGTTGGTTTCTTCGTTAGAGGAGCGATCCTCTTTCAAATCCACCTTTAGAGTCGCCACCAGTTCTAGCGTATGGGAGCGTTCGCCGTAATCGTCTTTCGTTTCTTCGCGCTTAACAATTCTTACCTTGTTGCGTAGCCTGCCAGATCTCATTAGATAACCCCGCTTTGATAAACTCGATGCGAGCCAATAAGCATGGTGTAAGCGTAAGGGGTGTTGGTTACACTGACCCCAACCACTACCGCCTCGCGGTTTTCGTACCAATGCGCCACCAGTAACAAGGCTGCCACCACTAGCGCTTTAGTGATCACTATTGGGTTAACCTTCGTCGTGTCTGGTGTTTGACCTTCTGGGTAGAGAGTTCTGTTGGTGTCGTTGGACACCTGCAGCAATGCAGCATGTAAGAGAATTGTCAGGTAACCATCTTCTGAGGTGTCCGCGCTATCGAGGTTTAGATGGGTCTTTACCTCTTGCATGGTCACATACTCAACAGGATCGTGTGGTAATTCTCTCATGCTGTGGCCCTACGCTTTCTTAGCTGCTGTTTTCTTAGCTGGCGCCTTCTTTGCTGGAGCTTTCTCAACTTCCGGCTCTGGCTCAGGTTCTGGCTCAGGTTCAGGTTCAGGTTCAGGTTCAGGTTCAGGTTCAGGCTGTTGCTCAGGCTCTGGCTTTTCGATTTGCTCTGCATAACCCTGCTCCACCAAGTAAGCTGGGAGGTCGTCCACAATGGAGCCAGGAATTAACGTCTCGCCTTTGTGGAAAATCTCTGAGATAACTTTAAACATTGCTTATCCTTAAAAAAGGGGACCGGAGTCCCCAAGAGAGAGATTAAGTTGCTGGAGTCGAAACTGGACCCTTAAGCACCGCGCCTTTGTTGTAAACCGTTAGCGCTACGCGAGCGTAAGCACGAATAGTACGCAACAGTTTTGTAAAGTCGTCTTGCTCGTAACCCACTTCTACCTGTACGCCGATGCGCTCCCAGATAGAAACGTAACTTGTATCAAGTAGGAAGTAAGAGCTGTGGCACCTGGCGAGATTTAACGATAGGCAGACCCCAGATAACCGGCGCGTTGTATGCGCGAGGGTTTGACGCTCGGAAGTCACCATCCTGGATAGAGTCCAGATCTAGTTTTTCCGCATCAGTTGGGTGCAGTAGAACTAGACCAGGCATAAAGTCCGTTAGTTCGTGTGCAGTGATAGCGCGGCGGATAGCGTGATAAATGTTATCGCCTGCAGTACCAGTTACGGCTGTGTGGTTTGAAGTGTCGTTTAGACCTTCATAGTACCGCTACCCATAACAACCAGGTTGTTAATCTTCTGTAGTACCTTCTGGCCCATGCGCGTATCAATTAGAGACGCAACCGCAACGTTATCCTGCAGCATTTGCTCAGTGATTTTGATGTGGTGACCAGCGTTAACTACTGGAGTGTTAACCGTCACGTACTCAGTTGTAGATAGAGGCAATGCGCCTTTTTCTGCTACTTCGTCCACGTTAGAAACAAATGTTTCTTCTTTCACGTAGTCGATAGAGTTCGACGTGGCGCGAGACTTAGGCAGAGCCGCGTAAACCGTTGGCGCTTCTTGTGGTAGCGGGATAACGCCAGCAATACGTTGCGAGTACGTTTGCGCGTCAGTTGTGCCCACGTTGCCTGTAGGTGCCTTAATCTCTACGATTCCCGACACCTTAGACTCCATCGCTTTTTTGAACTCTGGAGAGTCTGCAAACTGCTGGCCGAGCGATTTAGTTTCAACCGCGCCACCTTGTGGCAGGGCGCCTTTTTGCTCTAGGTCTTTCACGCGAGCGGCAAGATCATCATTCTGCTCTTTTAGCTCTGCGTTAGCTTCGACCTGTTCGTTGTACTTAGTTTCGAGCTTGTCGACGTTCGTTTTAAGTTCGTCGGTTTTCTTGTTCTGCTTAACTGAAATTTCTTCCAGCTTTTCTAATACTACTTCGTCACCCATGTGGGAACTCCTTAAATACTTTGTAGAGCCGCAAAAACTGCGGTAGTCACTGTTGTGCTGGTGGTCTCTTTTTCCTCTACATCGTCCCGATGAGTGATCGCGGCTTTGACCTGCGCAATAACATGCTGGGCCGCTTTTTTGGACAATCCTGCTTCTCGCAAGGTTGCCTCAATGTCTCTTAAGCTAGGTTCATCACCTAATGAGCTTTTGACGCTTGTCAGGTCCACCAGCGCGGCAGGGTTAGAGCCCCACGGAAGGACGCTGATCTCTGGTAGCGCTTTGATAGTGGCAATCTCTCGGACACCATCGTCATTGTATTTGTGCTCGCCTACGCGATAGCCAATGCTCATCCCGTCCATAGTTCCATGGTTTAGGCTGCTTTGACGTCCTCGGCTTGGCTGTGTCCTGGCGTTAGTTCACCTTTGACCCATAAGCCTTAGCGTCGGTGCCAATGTCGGTATATTTGCCAATAGGGATAGACCAGTGATCGTGGCCAAAAAACATAGTAGGCATTTCGGCTTTGCCGGCTTTAATGTCAGAGACAACCTGGTCAAAGGCGCCCGCCTGGATAACATCCCAGTGAGAATCTATGACGTCGAAAACGGAGGCGTAACCCTCGAAGGTGTAGCCTCGCCCTCTGGAGTTGCTTTGATTTCAATGGGGCAAGTGATTCTATTTTTCATTGGCTGGGTCCTCGTTGGCTCCTACGTTTACCATTTGCGCCTGTTGCGCTAGCTCGTCATATTGGGCGCCGTCTTTACGCGGTAAGTGGATCATGTCTCTACATTCGTTAATGCTCATAATCCCGTTACGGCGTCCTTTCTCGGCTATATTCATTAACGTGGTTACATCATGTTTTAGGATCTGGGTTATATCGAAGCGGACTTTAAAGCGTCGACGCTCTGCCGGTGTAAGTAGTTGGACAGTTAAGGCGTTTTCGATTTTGGTCATTAGCGGACCTAGATCAGTCATTAGCCAGCCACGAATTGCAGACTCTACGCCATCTGTTCTGTCCTTAGCGGTTTCACTCATACCCATTAGCATTAGAGGGACACCAAACCAGCGGGCAATATCCTCAACTTGGTATTTTCGAGCGGCTAGGGTTTGCATGTCAGACATAGAGAGCTGGGTTTGTTTGTATTTAAAGCCAGCCTCTAGGAGTACGGTGCCGCCCCTGGTTTCTGTGTCAGCCATTTGGCTGCCCAGGTTCGTTTTGAATATCTCGCGCTGCTCTGGTGTCAGTAGCTGGTCGGTTTCAACTACAGATCGCGGGTTACCGCCACCGGTAAAGAATCCCTTTGTATAGTCATCTTGAGCGGAGCCGATACCAAAGGAGCTAGCGGCGTAAGCGATTCGAGACATACCCACTAGGCCGTTACCCATATCTCTAATGTGTAGGACCTCGCTGTCATTCAGTACGGTGTCATATTGGACGCCAAGCGGTTTAGGTTCTTTGTAGAGATAGCGGAGGGTTGTGTCCTGGTCTAAATATGGCGTCATCTGAATGGCAGGGAGAGACCAAAGCGACACAATTTGACCCCTGCCGTTTCGAGTTACCCTGGCGTAACCATTGCCATGGATCAGCATGTTAAGCCTAGAGTCTCGCGGAACTCCTGGCCGGTCTGGATTGCATTAGGCTTGTTTTGGAGTAGGTCCCAGAGTTCGTTTTCTACATCCACCCATTTATCGCCCTGTTTCTCCTGCACTTTGAGAGGAGTGGCGCCTATAATGTTGTTGGTAAGCTGCACGGCCCGATAAACGGCGGAGAGCTTTAGGGCCGTCTCCTCGTCCATTCCACCAGCGTCCGCAAACACTGTTGAGGGAAAGCCGTATTGCTCCCGATATTGCTGATCTGTGGTATTGCCGCCAAAAACGGAACTAAGCCACCCTAAAAAGTTAAATGCCATTAATTTACTCCCGCTTGGCTTAAGAATCCTGACAGGTCTACTTGTTTAGTGTTCATGCGCGATTAAGGGCCATAAATAAAGCAACTGCCGCGTCTATCTTGGCGTCGTTTGTTTCCTTGGCTGGGACCAGTGTCTTAGCGTCTTTGCGCTTTTCCACTACGTTGCCCAGGTTCCAGGTAAAACATGCATTGCCAGGGTTTCGCATAGTGCCCTTCATGATTGCAGCGCCGGTTTCCCCCATTGGTGCGGTCATGCCTTTGGCTCCTTGCGATACGCTGACAACATCTACGCCAGTCTGCTGCAGCTCTGTAACTAACCAGGTTGCGCTATAGGAGTCGTAGCCGATTTCCTTAACGTCGAACCTCTGACACATAGTCATGATTTCATCACGTATGATTTCGTGGTCCACGACGTTGCCAGGTGTAAGGATGAGATCGCCGTCCTTTACGAATCGCTCATACATTTCTTTTAGTGCCTTGGGTATCTTCTCCATTGAGTCCTCTGGGAGGTACATGCGGACACGTAGGTCATAGGTGCCGTCAGGAACTTTAAAGAGAGCTACTACCGCGGTTAAATCCCATAGACGGGCAAGGTCGACACCGATATAACAAGGGACTCGCGCCAGGTGTTCGTCTGGTAGGGACGCGGGGCACTTCTCCCACTCTCTCAAGTCGATAAAGGAGCTAGAGGCGTTAACCCATACGTTGCAGTGTTTGGTAAGGAAGTTATTGCGAGCCGATGGCATATACCTGGCTTTCTTTGCCTCCTCCCTCATAGTGTCGACATGCTTTGATACCCCTAGAGACGGATTGGCTTTTATCCAGTTCTCCTCGTCAAAGGGATCGTCATCTTCATCCAGGGTGTAAACCAGAGCAAAGTAGGAATCGTCCTCTATGGTTCCATTTAGCAGTGGCTCTATGTATTGCTTGCGGAGTACGTAACAAGGGCCAGTAAGGTTAAAGCCTGCAGTGGTGATAATGTGCAGCCCTGGATTTAGGCGGGCACCCATGCCGGACTCGATAACGTCATACAGATCGCTGGTGCGGTGGGCGTGATATTCATCCACCACAGAAAAGGACGGGTTACGGCCATCTAGCGTATGAGCGTCACTGGATAAAGCTCTAAATAGACCATTACCTCCACGGTCCTGGATTTCTGTCTTTAAACATTTGAATAGATGCGATAGCGGCGGGGACTTCTTTACCATGGTTACAGCGTCACCGTAACAGATGCCAGCCTGATCCCTGGTTGTTGCTGCGCTGTACACTTCGCCGTAATCGTCGTTGTCTATGCCGGTAGCGAAAAGACATAGGCCGGAAAGCAGCGTAGATTTTGCATTCTTCCGAGCTACTTCCATGTAAGACTTTCTAAAGCGACGAGTCCAGATCCCCTCCCTTTTCATTTCCCAGCCAAACAAGTTAGCTACTGCAAAAGCCTGCCAGGGCATTAGGTCTATGGGCTGCCCAGCCATTGGCCCCTTAACGTGCGGAAGCAACGAAAAGAAACGCAGAGCCTTAAGCGCCTTGCCTGGGTTAAATCGGATTTTTGCGTCCGGTTTTTTTGCTCTTTTTAAATCACTGTGCCAGCGCTCTATCGCCTTAATGGTTAGGTCACCGGCTACTATGTCCCCGTCTAATACCTGATCCGCATAGTTAAAAGCCTTTTGCAGCAATACATCCATTATTTACCTTCTATCCAGTTCATAATGTCTTTGCGAGCGTCACCCGCTCCGTTGCTGTCGCTCTTGCGAGACTTAGAAGTCATGCCCAGCTCAATAAGCAAAAACCTGATCCTGTCGGACAGTTCTAGCAGTAGCTTTGCTGCAGGGTGCAACTTAAAGGTTTTGGCCCCTTTATCGGTCAGAGTCTCAAAGCTCATATTGTCACCCTCCAGAGTTCCCCTGGTGACTCGATACAGGTCGATCTGGTCTGCTAGGAGCTGAATAGTAACCTCGTCCACTTCGTCATAGACGCCGCCCTTTTTGAGGATCTTCTTTAGCTTCTGGACCGTGGAGTCTCTGCCGTCTTTAATCATTTGCGCCTCGCTTCTTTCGCTGTCTTGACCTTGTGGCAAGCCTCACAAATACACTGGAGGTTTTCAGGGTCGTTAAACTCTCCACCAGCACTAATTGGGATGATGTGGTCCACATGGTCGTAAGAGGTGTATTTACCTTCGACTAGGCAGGGCTGACACAAACCGCTATCCCGTCTTACTGCGAAGTTTCGGGCGTGTTTATACGCGGTGGTCATATATGGATTAGTGCCGTATTCGGCTAGCTGGCGTTTGTTCTTCACGTCCCAGCTCTGGGTGTTTTCTTTTGGTGCGCAATCATCGCAAAACTTAGCGTGGGACGGCTTAACCGCCCCACACTTGCACACCGATTTAACTGCTATTCTCGGCATGACTTCCCCTAAAAGTTGAATGTAACGGCGTTACCGTTGTTCGTGTTCCACTCGCTAGCGCCAAAGTCATCTACTAGGCGAGCACGAGCAAACACGAAACCACTGGTAAAGACATTTCCACTAGTAGCGCCGTTGTAATGTAGCTCTGAGTTAGTAGCGCTCCCCGTAATACGGAAACTTGGATGTCCGTCTGCATTGGTCCAATTGCTCAGATTGTTGTGCGCAAATTGCCACTCTACTCGCATAGTGCCTCCCCCATTGCGTTGCTGCCCTTGATGCCTGAATAGGCCGGTGTCGTTACTTTCAAGGGCGCGCATGGTGGTGTTTAACTGCGTCCAATTGGTACGAGTAGGAATCTCACGAATAGTCAGCGTCATGGTGCCGCTGGTGATATTGCCTGCACTGTTGGTGATGATGCAGCGGTACGCCCTACCGGAGTGATTCCAGCGCAAACTGCCGCCCGCCGATAGAGTCGCGCCCGTGGCGCCCTGGTAATACTGGTTGTTGCTAATGTTGTACCAAGTGCCGCCGATCTGCTCTTGCCAGCGATAAGACAGAGTGCCACCGTTACGGGTGTTAACTGATACGCTTGCAATTGAGGAGGTTGTGGCGCCTGTAATGGTCTTATTACTTGGTTGCGAAGTGATAAGCGGACCTTCCCAGATCGTTAGTGTTGCCTCGTTTGAGGTAGCAGTCCCGATAGGGTTAGTAACTATGCAGCGGTGTCTGCGCCCACTGTGCGTGTAGCGAAGACTTGCCGTCGTGCTTAGGTTTGCGGTGTTTTCTCCAGAATACTGGTTATTAGAGCTAGAGATATTCGTCCAGGCAGAGCCAGACCAATATTGCCACTGATAAGTAAGCGTGCCACCGTTTCGGGTGTTGGCCGCAACAGATAAAACGTTACTGTTGATCTGGGCGCCCGTAATGGTTTTAGAGCTTGGATGAGTTGTAATTGTCGGGTTGTTGTTAATGGTCAATACTGCAGAGTTGGAATAGACCGTCCCCTCTGTATTGGATACAGCGCAGCGGAATGACCAGCCAGTGTGCGTGTAATTAACACCAGCACCAACCCCAAAGGAAGTAGAGCGAGTGCCAGACCAGTTGGCATCTGCAGGCAAGTTAGCCCAGCCAGAGCCAGAGTTATACTGCCATTGATATGTAAGCGTGCCGCCGTTTCTGGTATTGGCCGCAATCGTCATTACATTTGCAGTGGTGCCGCTCCCTCGAATGGTTTTGGCCGCTGGGTGCGTTGTGATAGATGGCGTTTGACCCACTGTTAGAGTTACAGCGTTTGAAGTCGTAGAGGCACCACCAGCGCGAGTGTAAATTACGCGGAACTGCCAGTTATGATGGGTAGCTGCTACGCTTGCTGTGGTCGATAGTGTTCCGGTTGTCCAGCCAGAAAACGCCGTGTTAGCTGCATCGGTGCCGTTAGTCCAGCCGCCGCCGCTGTTGTACTGCCACTGTATGGAGTCATAAAGATCAGCATTGGTAGTAAACACTGCCACCACTTTACCCTCGCCAGCGTAAGCGTTGGCGGGTTGTGGTGCGATTGTTGGCGCTCGGCTATCAATATTAAGTGTTGCAGCGTTTGAAGCCGTCGAGCTGCCACCAGACGAAACATTACAACGTACACTAGTTAGGTGTTGAGCTGCAGCAACCTGATCAGTGATCGTTAATGTGTCGGTTGTTACATCGCCCGCCCAGGTATCACCAGCGCCAAGATCCGCCCAGTTTTCGCCGTCTAGCCGTTGCCATTGATAGGTAGGAGCTGGGCCGCCCACCGCTGTAGCTTCGACATAAAAGAAAACACTTTCTGGGTTCGATGGCTGACAGGTCGCATCCTCTGGGTGCAGGGTAATATTAACCAGTGTGCCGATAGTTAGTTTTGCGGATTCGGAATTGACCGAACCAACAGTGTTAGTTACTACGCAGCGCAACAGTAAATTATCGTCGTCCACCGTAATGGTGCCTGTAACCGTTAGCGTGTCAGTAGTTGAGCCGTAAACTTGCCATCAGTGATATTGCTCCAGCCTTGGCCCCTGTTCTCCTGCCATTGATATGACATAGTGCCGCCGCTTCGCGTGGTAGCTACTACGTTAAACGTGCCGCCGCCAATTGTTGGCGTTTGGGTTAGGTCTTGTGGTTGCTCTGTTATCTCTGGCGTTCTTGCCTTGGTGATCACTGCTGCGTAAGTGTCACTATGGAGCCCTTCACCAGAGAAACGACATTTAAAATCAACCGTGACAAAATCATCAGCCAGCTTAGTTCCGTCATAAGAAAGGGCCTTAGTGTTAACGCCAGTAAAGCCGATCCCGTCTGGGACCACTTCCCAATCAATTTGGTTAGGCAGCTTTACAAACCAGGTAGGGTTACCGCTATCGGCGTCCGCCGTCATAATGTTGGCTTTAGGTGTTCCACTAAAGATCACGTTTGCCGTGGGATGCGTTGAGATTTTCGGAAGTTCTGGGTTTAGTTGAAAAACCTCTACCTCAACATGGTTAGAGGCAGGCCCAGAGACATAGACCATTTCTATCTGGGTGTCGTTATCCGCTACAGTAAACGACTGATTGAACCATTTGCCCGTTGATAGGGTGATATTGGCGGATTCTGTCCCGCTTGGCTGTGATACCAACTTAACGACGGTAGCATCCTGCGAGATATAGGAGATCTGGAAAGTTCGATTTAGAACGCTTGTCCCTACAGTTCCGACATTAGAGCGCCACATAACATCGTTAGCACTTAAGCCGCTCGGCTGGTAACCAGCGTTTGTTACTGCCACCCCGCCTAAACCGGTAAAGCCTGCAACGCTCCATAACTGAGTATTGTTAGGACGTACCAGGGTTAGACTTTCGTTTGTGGTGGTTGAGCCGTTGGTGTTAGTTAAAACACAGCGTGTGCCCATGTTGGTATCTGTAGCCAAAAGCGACAGATCATATTCTGGTTCATTGTAACCAGAGGCATTTGTCCAGGATGGCTCCCCGTCTAACTGGTATTGCCATTGGTAGCTATCTGCGTTTGGTGAAAATACAGCGTCAAAAACAACTTCATTTTCAATACCGCGCAAGCCAACAGGCTGACGGATAATTGACGGCGGTCCCTGGTTCTGCAAAGCATCCAGCCACTCGGCCAATAGGTCGTTTCGCTGTGGTTCGGAAGTGTCGCCGCCATAGTGGGAGACAATTTGGGTTAATAGGTCGTCTCGGTTTGTGCTGGTGGGCGTGTGCCCTAGCTGGGTAACGATAGCGGCTAAAAGCTCATCTCGGAGTTTGGATTTAACACTGCTGCCCAGTGCTGTGGTGATTTCCTGGAGTAGTACATCCCTTTGTTTACCCTCTCCACCAGCGGCACCGTATGCTTTTGCAATGTCGCTTAATAGGTTGTTACGTAGCATTATTAGTCACCCCATTAAATCTGTGTGAGTAAATCGCCTTTTGTTGAGCAAAGCACTTTTCGCGCTCGTCTTGGGCCTCTTTGTCTTCCGGCGTTTCGCCAGAACCAACAGGGTGTAATTGCATGCAAAATAACTTAGCGCGGATGGTTAGCGTGTCGTTGCTAATGTCCAGAACAGACCCGCGCATGTCGTCTTTAAAATCTTTATCAGCGCTGTACCACTCGGCGCCCATAAAGACGCCGAATACAGCAAGGGCGTAAATCACGCCCTTCTCTACAAATGCCATTAAATACCTCGTTTGCGCTCATCCAGGACGGTGCCCGCTGTGCGCTTAAAGTTTCAAATGACATTTCCTCTACAGAGCTTTCTGGGTCCGAGACTCGGCGCTCTACTTCTGGAAGGACGTATTTTTTAAGGAGATAAAGACCCAGGTCGATCAGTATTTTTTGCCACATAGTAATTCCCTCTGTTGGTGTTCAATTACTAGACGCGGTTTCATCACCGTAGTGCGGGCGGCAGTATTCCATGAGGCGCGAAGCCCCCACCGTCTCTAAGGATCTCGTCCGCTGCTTTCTCTAGTTCGTCTATGGTTTTCTTGGAAGCGTGGAACTTGTCATACCTTGATGGCTCATAGCTGCCCCACTTCATTGGGATAGAATGGTTTCCCTCTCCATCATCTAGAGCGATCATGGTGCTTTTCTTGTGACCAGGAACTCCGATAATTGCTTGGAGGTTATGCATGCTGTAATCATCATTGCGCTCCACCTGTTCGATTAGGCAGGTTGGATTAATTCCAGTGTGATACGTGTAAGCCACCAGAGCGGCGTTGTAACGCTTTCCTTGATATAAGACGAACCGAAACCCTCTAGGTCCGTATTAACGCAGAGACGTCGCCTGTGCGGTATTTTCGCCACATTTCGCCCGTTTGTGGTCGATACTTATTAGATTGATTAGTTTGTGTGGCACTTTTCGTTGCTTTCTGCGCTCTCTCTGTGGTCTTTCCTGGCGTTCCGCTAACTGTTCTGGTGATAGCTTTCGCTTTATTTCGTGGCAATAGTCACCACTTAGGCTGTCTCCCCCTCCATGGTCTCTAAAAGCTGGTCCGTGGAGTAAAACAAAAGCTATCCCTCTGGTTAGTGAGTGTTACCTGCTGCTAGGCGCTCTGCCTCTGAAATGTCACGCTCCATTAATTCCGTGGCGACGGTCATTAGCTCCGCCTCCGCATCAATTATTTTGTCGAACGTGGCGCCCAGCTGTCTAGGTAGTTCTGGTCCAGCGTGGTGTCGCCTTTCGCCTCGTCGAACGTTGCGACGGTGCTAAAAATTAATCCGCTCATTTTTGCGAGCATTCCGATTTCATTAGCAGCACCCAATGGGAACTCAACTTCCTTAGCGTTGAGCGCTTCGGCCACCTTTTCCGCTCGCTCGTAAAGGTCATCTAGTCGTTTGCTGCGCGCTTCAAGCACTGAGTTGTATTCTTCTAGGTTTCGCATGGTCGTCTCTCCTGTTAAAAATTCGGGTTCTTGCCTTGGCTGCGTAGGTGGGCTCTGAATTCCTCAGACGGTGACACGTCTCCTGGTGTTGCATCAGCTTCTTGGCGGTCAATTACATATTCATCTTCCCAGCGCTTGCCGTTGAGGTACGTAGCTGGGTGGAGCTTGTCAAAGCCCAATTGCTGGTTATCAATTCGCGTCTTAACATCTGCGATCAGCATGTTGGCAAACACTAGCGGGTGCTCTGTTCGCTTCTTGGCAATCTTGAGGAAGGCTTTCTTGGCGTCTTGCTTCTTGGTCTTTCGCATTCCTGATTCCCAGAAATATTCAAAAGCCTCTTCGAACTCGTCCAGGACCTCGCCGTCTGTTTCGTCAGAAACGGACAAAGGATCTTTAGGTTCATTGATAGGTTCATTGATAGGTTCTGGTTGCATCTCTTGCAATGGGGGGGTGCAGCTCTTGCTATGGGGGGTAGCACGATGTGCAACCCTATTTAGACTTAACCTATATGTGTTAGAGCGCTGCTTTCCATCTTGGAAGCGTTCGGTTTTTACTACTAGGCCCATCTCAATTAATTTGTCGATTTGGTTTGAGACAGAGCGCTTAGACATTTCGCACTGTTCTGCGATAGTGGCAAGGGAAGGGAAGCATTCGCCGGTGTCTTCGTTGGCGTAGTCAGCGAGTTTAATTAACACCATTTTGGTGTGAGTGCTGCCGGTCTTAACTTTCATAGCAAGCGCCATATGTAGGAAGCTCATAAGACCCCCTCTTGATTTACTGCCGTGTTATCGCTAGAATTCCATTTAATCACTTGAATACCTCATACGTTCTGTGATTGGGTTGACGACTTACAGTTAAAGGCCCTTGCTGAATTGATACCCGTCAAAGTCCAGCAATTAAGAAGCCCGCCTAGCGCGGGTTTTTTAATGCCCGTAAAACCAAAAAAGCGCTTTAGTGATAAGTGCCTCAACAGGTGCAGGCTACTAAGTCCTGCAGACACTCATCCTAAAACGCTTTCCTAAGCCACCACCCCTGTGAAAGTGATAGCGTTAATATAACAACGCATACCGATCTTTCATAATTCACTTTCGTTATTTAGTGATCCCTATCACAAGGCAGTCAGGCTATATGGATCACAATGCAGCGGATCCTGTATGTTTTATATACTATATTAAACACCATTAGACGTTGTTATACTTCCATATAAAATAATAAGCACATACGGGTATCAAAATGGACAACGAAACAAACGAAAGTGTATTTCCAAAGAACATTCAAGAGCGTATGGATGATCTACATATCACCAGTTACGCAGAGGTAGCTAGACGCGCAGGACTTAAACGCCTGGTAGTTAGCAACATAATGAACGGCCATACGGCCACAACTAGAGCGGATACAGCATTCAAGATCGCTAGGGCGTTAGAATGTAATCCAGAGTGGTTAGTCCTAGGGTCTGGCCCTAAAGTCGTTGCTCAACATTCGGCAGAAAAGGCGCCAGACGGGACTCCAGTTAGTGATCTAGTGGAGATGTCACGACTAGACGACATTATGGAAACGGTTTACGGGGAGGGCTGGTTCTCTCGCGTCCGCTGCCCTTCTGGTGACGGCGCAAACAAGATCGGCGTTAAGCTACGCGAAAAAATAGAGGAGTTCCCAGCGGGCGGTGTTATCTTCTTTGAGATTGACGCAAAGCCTATTAATGGGCAGCTAGTTCTGGTCTTTAATGATGGCATTTACGAAATAATGAAATACATCAAAGTGGCTCAAAGGAGTTTGTCGCCAGCACAATGGCAGGGATTCCAGTCGAGCAATCTATGGTAGAAATCAAAGATAAATTGCTTCTAGCTGGCGTTTATTGCGGATTTAGTATGATTTAACGCACAAAATTACCTTATAAAACAACGGGCATCCTTCGGGGTGCCTTTTTTTTGACTTATGTCAATTTACAAAACAACGCTAAACCGTTACTTTATACATCACTCAGCAAGTATAGACAGATAAGGTAACGCATGTCACAACAGGAATCACCACAAACCAACCGCCCAAAGCTCTACAGAATGGCAGATGTATTAGAAATCACCGGACTGTGTCGAGCTACCATCTACAACCTAATGGATAAAGACGACTTTCCCAAGTCTATCAAGCTAGGCCAGCGTGCTATCGCATGGAAAGCGGACGAAGTTCACCAATGGATTGACAGCCGCGTCTGCGCTTAAGGATTAGTCATGGGATACAAGGGAACTACAACCCCTACTAGCATTAGGGACCTATGGCAGACACCAGCCTGGCTTTTTGGTTACTACCACCAGCGTTTTAACTTCACCACAGACGTGGCGGCTAGCTGGTTTAACCGCTTCTGTGATGATCACCGTTCCGAAAAGATGGACGCACTTAACTGCGGTTGGGGAGAGCGCAACTGGTGCAACCCTCCATACAGCCATACGGCGGAATGGGTGGACAAAGCAATCTCTGAAATGGAGAAAGGACGCCTAACCGTAATGCTAATCCCTGGCGACACTGCAGCGCACTGGTATCACAAGGCACTAGCGCACTGTACAGAGTTCCACATAATCCGTGGACGCATCAGCTTTGTGAACGCCCTTACCCAAAAGGCAGTTCACGGCAATAACAAAGGGTCGACGGTGTTTGTATTCAACCCTAAGTCATTCACTAAACGCCTGCCTGTTCTTGTCGACAAGACAGAAATGCAGAAATTGGGGGCAGCATGAATAACTCAGTTCTGAAACAACGCCAATCTCTAGACCTAGATGCAAAGATAGCGCTAACCAAAAAGCGAGTTAAGGAATGGTGCGACGAATACGACTTTGACGTTTTCCTTGGTGACAGTGGCGGCAAAGACTCAATGGTTTTAGACCACATCATCTGGAGCATGGGCGGAATGTACAGAAAGATCCCGCGCGTGTTCTCGAATACCGGCCTAGAAATGCCAGAGATTAAAGACTTTGCACGAAACAAAGCAAACCTGGGACGCGTCTTTGTCGAGGTTAAGCCACCTAAGAACTTTAAAGAGGTTTGGGACATTGAAGGCATGCCACTGGTAAGCAAGAAATGGGCTAAATCAATAAGGATCCTCGCTGAGGGATGGCAACCAGAGCGTGCAAACATGTACCGCCTATACGACGAAGGTATTAACCGCAACGGTCAAGAGGCGCCACGCTGGAAGCTTCCAAAGCGCTACCGCCCTCTAATCACTTCTGGACTTAAGTTCTCTGAAAAGTGCTGCGACTGGCTCAAAAAGAAACCTCTCCGTGACTACGCGAAACAAACGGGTCGCAAACCCTTCTCTGGAATGATGGCTGACGAAGGCGGCTTTCGTGAGGAGAAAGTGGAGCAATGCAACGCCTACGACGGCAAAAACCCAATGAGTAGCCCGTTGCTGTTCTGGCTTGAGGAGGACATCTGGGAATACATCGAAAGATTTGAGGTAGAGATCTGTCACGTTTACTACGGACGTCGATTTGTAGACGGCGAAATGGTGGCTTGTGACGCTCCATCGTCTGACCTACCTAATACCGACGAAATCACCGAGGGAACTTTTATCCCAGGAGAGCGCAGAACGGGCTGTATGTTTTGTGGATTTGGCGCCCAGCTAGAGAAAGCGCCTAACAGATTTCAAAGAATGGAAATAACGCACCCACGCCAGCACAAGGTAATCATAGACCGCATGGGCATGGGTGAAGCATTGAAGCTAATTGACGTAAAGGTGAACTATGAGCACGACTAAAGATAACTGGACAATCAGAGAGCTAATAGAAGTTGGCTCAACAATTCGAAGCTTTGATTTCTGCTATCGAGCACTAAAGAAAAACCCAGCGGTTTACGTTGGTAAGCGTGAACGCTGCGAGAAGTCAGGATCGCTTAACCGTGTCGAGTTCGCCTATCAAAGCAAGCTCTATGTAATTACTCCCCACTCAATGGTGGGCACCACTTGTAAAAGAAGGATTTCATAATATGCGCCCTATTAAAGTACGCGGCTACTCATCAAAGCTAGAGAAATGGGTTTATGCCGGCTTCCCAGCGGTCCAGTCAACAAAGGACTCTCTAACCCTTAAAACGTTTTTTATGAATGCTGAATACGGCGAGTGGGACGTAATGCAGGAAGGCACCCCGTTTATGGACAAAGACGGCGTGGACATTTACCAGGGTGACATTGTGGAGTTTGAAAATGGAGATCGCACCATTGTCAGCTTCTGCCAAGCAACAGGTAACTTTCAAGCGTTTTGCACCTCTCTGGCTGCCTGCCATGACCAAATTAAGGTTGTAGATAACGTATTTTCACCAGAGTAAAACAAATAAGGACTAGCGCCCCAGCAATGGGGCCTTTGACGGGATTAAGGACATGAAAAAGTTTCTAGAGCATACAAACCATGGACCGACAAAGAGGATCAGGTCATCCGTGATCTTGCTGGAAAATGTCACGCCATGACATTGCGGCAAAGCTTGAGCGCCCTCTAACGTCCATAGATAACAGAGCGATAAGAATGGGGATCAGCCTGGCCTTTGAGTCTCATTCAACCAAGAAGGGAGAAAAGCGCCCCCTTAAGCCTAAAACAAATTCATTACTGGATTCGGTGCTGAAATGACTAGGAAAGTAAGGAAAGAGTGGACCAATGAGGAGATAGAGATCCTTAGGATGCTGGCAGGCAAAGTGTCGGGCCACCAGATTGGCAAGCGCCTGGGCAGAGACCGCAACACTGTATATAACAAGGCCAGACTGCTAGGGATTAGCCTGGATGGATACAAAGACACCAGAGTCTGGACCCCAGAGGATGACGCCAAGCTAAAAAAGCTAGCTGGCAGAATCACCGCCGAGAAAATCGGAGACCAGATCGGCAGAACTAAAGCGGCAGTTAACTCCAGAGCTAAAGCCCTAAAAATCTCACTCAGTACCAGGGGAGGCAAAAACCCTTTCCATCCCATTAACTACGTTTGTTGGACCCCAGACGATACGCACAAAAAAATAAACTCTGTTTTCTGTTAATAAGATGCTGTTAGAAGGATTTAAGAACATGCACACAATTACAGCCCTAGAAACAAAACCAATGATCCACCAGCAAGGTGGTGCCACAATGTCGAGTCGTGAAATTGCGGAACTGACAGGAAAGCAACACCAACACGTTAAACGTGATATTGCAAACATGCTTGCAGAGCTAGATAAAGATGTGTCCAATTTTGGACGCATCTATTTGGATGGCTCAAACCGAAAACAAACCGAGTACCACCTGGACCGAGAGCACACCGACTGCCTTTTAACTGGTTACTCCGCTAAAGCTCGAATGAAAGTTATCAAGCGCTGGCATGACCTAGAGCAAGCAACACAACCACAAGTACCAACCAATTTTGCAGAGGCTTTACAGCTTGCTGCAGATCAGGCCAAACAATTAGAGCTGGCAGCCCCTAAAGTTGCTTTCGTCGATAACTATGTTGAAACGTCCGGTTCTAAAGCTATCCGAGCTGCTGCCAAACTACTGGGATTCAAAGAAAAGGCATTTATTCAATGCCTGGAGCGTGACAAGTTCTTATACAGACTTAGCGGACAATTAACTCCTTATGCCTCTCCAAAGTGTGAGGGACTATTTACCGTCAAAACTGGCGACTCCCACGGCCATGCTTTTACACAAACACGAATTACCCCTAAGGGTCTGCAGTATTTTGCAGAGCGTTACGCTAGCGAACTGAGGACCCATTAAGATGAAGCCAAGCAACGCAACCCCAATTAATAAAACTGCAGCGATTGTGACCCAAAAGGCATCAAAACAGAATCTATGGGACATCAAATCAAAAGAAAAGAAACTTAATAAGCTCTACTGGGAAGCACCTAAACCAATGATCCCGCCACCTAGCACGCATGACCTTACAGGACTAAAGCGCGGGCGCTTAACAGTGATTGGCTTTCTTGGGCGTGGCAAATGGCAGTGCAAGTGCGTTTGCGGGAACTATACAAGTCGCCGACCTAAAGCAATCTTCAATGAAAAAAATGATGTGGACGCCTGCACCGTATGCAGAGAGATCGCCTACATCAAAAGAACATACGATTACCGCAAAACCGGCAAGAACAAAGACGTTAGGAACTATTACTAAATGAAAATCAAACTAGGCAAAAATCAACCACTTCCAAAATACCAAACATCTGGGAGCGCTGCCTTTGACTTGTGCGCCACTGCAGACACTAACCTGGATTCGTCGGTCCATATGATGGATCTGGAGATTGCCTGCGAGATTCCCCAGGGTTACTACGGTAAGTTAGTTGTCCGCTCCTCTATGGCAAAGCGCGGGATCATGCTTGCCCATGGTACTGGCATTATTGATAGTGACTATAGAGGTAATATTAAGGCGCCTATTTATAGTCGCGCTGCTGGTGGCTCAAGAATTGAAAAGGGCGAGCGCATTGTACAACTGTTGATTTGTCCAGTAGAGCAAGTCCAGTTAGAAGTAGTCGAGGAACTGCAGGAGACTGATCGCGGTGCTGGTGGGTTTGGCAGCACTAACGGGCCCCAAAAAACAATGAGATTTAACGGCTCTACGTACGGCCTAATTCCAACAAACGAGTGGAGCTGCGAGCTATGCGCCTTTTGTGGTAAGGAGGGAAGCGCTGGCATTGACTGTATGGACTATGAACAAATCATTTGCCACGGCGAATTTGGAGTGTGGCAGGAACTCGATAAGAAAGACCCCGCTTAGTGCGGGATCTGTGACTGCATTCTTAAGGCGGTAAGACTTAGGGACACTTTACCCATAGCTGCCGCCTCCACGTAATCGCTCCACCACTCCAATAGCTCGAAACGCTGGCTCATCCACTCCGCCTTGTTATAGGTTCCCCTGATCTTGTCCTCGTCGCCGTGGGCCAGAGCGATCTCTATAACGTCTTTATTGAATTCGTGTTCGTTTAGAATGGTGCTCGCTAGGTTCGCAGAGTGTGGGCGCATTGCCTGTTAGCGTAACCAGCTCGCCTTAGTGCTCGGTTTAAAGTCTCCGCATCAATATGGCCTGACTCCGAGCGCCTTGATGGGAATAGGAAGCCGGAGCCGTCATCAAATGATTTAAGGATCTCCACCACTTCTAGCACTTTAGGAGACAGCGGGATCTTGTGTAGACGTCCTGCCTTCATTCTTTCGCCAGGTATGTGCCATTCCCTTGCGTCTAGGTCGAACTCATCCCAGCGGGCGCCCGCTGCTTCATTCGGTCTAGTCATAGTATGCATTTGCAACTCGAATAGGCACCTAGTGATCAGGTTCATTGGTGACATTGCCATAGCCTGCAAAAGCTCCGGTAGTTCTGCAGGTTTAATTACTGGCAGGTTTTCAGATTGTGGTTGTTTGAATACGTCACCGATACCAGCTAGCGGATTATGATATATAAGCCCACTATTTACCGCATAGGTCATCACTCGATTAAGTAGGGCACACGTTCTTTTAACGGTCTCTAGCTGCCCTTTTCTCTCCACTGGACGTAATGCACTAATGGCAATTGGCGCGGTTATCTGGTCAACAGGTAGCTTTCCCAGTGCGGGGTAAACGTGTTTCGTAAGCTTCTGAACGTGTCCGGCGTAGGTTTTAGGCTTTATGTCGTCCTTCTTTGACTCTAGCCATTGCTCTGCGATAGCGCGAAATGTGGAGCCCTGGGCCGCTGCTAGTTCTGCTAGGTTTGCTGCCTTCTGGATTTGAGGGTCAACCCCTTGCGCCAC